CACGAGACGAAGGTGATCGCGAACGATTGTACCATAGCGTTCGAGATTATGCCCAACCATTCGCATTGGACGAAGTTGGACCAAATCATCTCTTGAAGTTTGTTGACGTGGATTACTATGCCGATCTCCCCAGATATTTGTCTTATGGACGCCCAACAATTCTGTACACGTTTGTGCCCATAGCTGCTGCTGGGCAAGTACCTGATGGATCCTACTCCATTAGGGAAGATCGAGTCACCGTCCGAGTTGACGGTGGCGCGTGTTATGAGCATGGTCTTTGGGATTTCAGTACTGATTTCATTACTGTAGGTGGTGCTCGAGGTCTGTGGGTGTACACTGTTGACCAGTTGTCTTTTACGGAAGATCCATCACGACGCGTGGTGGGTCTTTTCCCTGAAGTGTACATCCCATGGACGGCCGCCTGGCTGTGTAAGCGACAACCACTCCAACGCCGTACTCTGGAAAGGGATGGTGTTGTGCGTGTAGATTATCGTGAAGGATCAAGGGACATGGTTTCTCTAAGTCTAGCAGGGAGAGCCACGTCTGTGTCATTGCCCCTCAACCTATACGAGGCTATTGTCGTAAGACATAGCACCGCTAAATGGAAGGTGATATCGGATGTTGAACGATATTTGTCAAGCTCCGGCATTGATAGCCCATCTATCAATGCCGCTTTGTTATTTGAGATACTCAATAAGGGTGCTGGTTTTGAGCGTGATGTTCCAGTCACAGGCGTTGCTCATGTTGTGCGCAATGCTGATCATTACCAAGCGGTGGGCCCCTTGGTCACTGAGGATGGCCGTGAGTATGCTCGAGTGGTTAGCCCCCCATTGGTGTTACCAGGCACCGGGGCTACAGCTCCTTGCAATTCATACAACAATGATGTTGCATGCATCAAAGGACGTGTGGATGATGTAAGGAACGTTAAAACACCACCTGGGATTTTTAACAAATGGGCTGATGAATTCGTTAAGTTGGTTGTTCCTGTGGCGGGCATTGGAACTCCCGTCACCCTCGATGAGGTTATGGACAACCAAAACAGGCCAACACAGATAGCACGCTCTGAACAAGCCTTCCCCACGATGCACGCCGTGGAAGGATGTGACGTTAAGTCCTTCCAGAAAGCTGAGTTTTATCCTAAGGAAAATTTTCCTCGTAATATATCGACGGTCCCCACCGACCACACTCTTAGATTGTCGAAATATACGTATGGCTTGAAGAAGCAACGATTGATGGAATGTCTTTGGTATTTACCTTGTAAGACACCACCAGAAATCGCTGAGGCTTTAGTCGCGTTTTGTTTGCTACATCAGAGTGCGGATGAGACTGATTATGGCAAATTCGATGGCACGTTGAGCGAGTGGCTCCGTGTCAATGTTGAATTTGCTGTTTATTTGCGATGGGTGTCCCGAGAGTATTACGATGAGTTGCGTGAGCTGCTCTTTTCTGAGCTTCAAGCTAAGGGTAGGACCAAGTTTGGAGTGAAGTATAACCCAGGTTGCAGTCGGTTGTCAGGATCACCACTGACCACTGACGGCAATACCATTATTAATGCGTTCGTTGCGTACTGTTGCGGACGAATGCGTGGGTTAGCGAGCCACGAGGCCTGGCGAGAAATAGGATTATGTTATGGTGATGACGGCGTCACGTGTCATCCCCAAGCCGTTGTGTCGAAGGTAGCGCAACTCCTTGGGTTGGACATTAAGATAATACATCATGAGAAACACGACCCAGTCGGTTTATTAGGGCGGCTCTTTCCAGATCCTTGGACCTCAAATGAATCGGTTCAGGATCCTGCCCGCACAATAGGGAAAATACACCTATCTGTCACCACTGACACAGTTCCACGAGAAATCGCAGCTGTTCACCGAGCTGTTGGCTACCTCGCGACTGATTCTTTAACACCTTTGTTGGGGAATTATTGTCGTGCGGTGAGGCGCGTGTTGAATCACGTTGAGCCAGATGCACGGTATGCCGAGCAACTTCGCCGTGATGATCGTTATGTGTCTGTTGGAGGGTCTTGGCCCCAGTTGAGCACTGCGGTGACTGCTAAGGTCGTTGCAGAAAGACTCGGTCTTAGCGTGTCTGAGCTCAACGCATTGTGTGATAAATTGGACTCGGCAGGTTCTGAAGCTGAGTTCCCCGCCCCTTGTATTTCTCTGGAAAGAGCGACAGTTTTGCCCGTCGTCTCACACGGTGAGGTTAAGCACCCACCGAAGGAAGAGCCCCGTGGGGTAACCGGTGCCCCCCGTGGCTCTGCTGGTCGAAACCGAAGGGAAGACCGGCGTGAGCGGAAAACTGGTAATAGACCTTCTGGGAATCGTATTTCTCCGTCCAATGGTAAAACGAACAAAAGCAAACAAGGGCAAACAGCCCAAACAAAATCCCCAGCCTTCCGCCAACAAAGTCAAGCGAGACCGACGCAGCCGCAGACCGGCCGTCGAGCGCTCAAACGCTAACTTTGCTGGCAGTGGGGTAATTGACGCACCGCTCGCAATGGATGCTACCCGTCCTAAGGTGTGTCAATTGTTCAGGGCCCCTGCACATAAGGGGTCCGAGGGTAGAGTCACTGGAGTAGACTTCATTGGCACCTTTCCTTCCAGCTCTACTGGTTACACCATTCAACAGTTTGCACTTAATGCCCGTAATGCTGCAGTGTTTCCTAGAT